ATGGAAGAAAAATTATCATGGAAGATTGGTAAGGAGATAAAGGAAGCTAGGAAAAAGATGAATTTAACTCAGAAAAATTTAGCTAAAGACATAGATATTTCAAGAAATTATTTATCAGATATAGAATGTGGAAGATATATACCTAGTGTAGAAAAGCTATTGGCTCTATCTAATAAATTAAATATAGATCTAAATTTATTTAAAAATGACGTAAATACACGTTGAAACATTGAAGGATTATATATTATAGAGGCTTAGGTTAGATAGTCATATTCTGAAAGCTATTAAATATTAAAAATAAAAATTTACACTTATGAAAAACTTTCTTTTTAATTAATTAGGAATAAAAAAGTAAAAAAGGAAGCATTATCAGTATCTATTGAGTATAAGGAATAAAAAATTTATTAACTAAATCTTATAAAAACTAAAGTTAAAGGAGTTAATATACTGAAAGTAAGTTTTTAGTAATGGTTTAAAACAGATATCAATCAATATTAATTTTGGAGAAGTACATGAAAGATTTAAAGAACTTAAAAGAAAGATTAAAGGCAACAGATAAAGAGCTTGTGGAAGCTTTGGGAATTCTTATAGAAGATGTAAGAGGAAATTTTTATAGGGTTACCCATGAAGAACTTTTAGATAAATTAGAACAAAGTTTAGAGACTTTAAGGAGGTGTTAACATGCTAGAGATATTAAAAGTATTAGCTGTAACCTTAATAATTTATATATTTGTAGATGCTGGGGAGACTTTACTAAATATATATTCAGAAAAGGAGGGAGTTTAATGAGTCAAGGATGGTTTAAATTACACAGAGAATTATTTGAAAAGGCAATATGGCAAAATTCCACTTCAGAGCAGAAGGTAATTTTAATAACTTTACTAGGAATGGCTAACCATCAAGGAAAAGAATGGGAATGGGAAGGAAAGCAATTTAAAGCAAGTCCTGGTCAATTTATTACTTCAATTGAAAGCATAATTAAACGTTGTGGTAAGGGGATTTCTGTTCAGAATGTTAAAAGCGCTATTAAAAAATTTGAAAAATATGATTTTCTAACTAATGATTCAAAGAAGACAGGAAGGCTTATAACCATAGTAAATTGGGGGACTTATCAAGGAATGGAGAATGAAGCTATTAGACAAACTAACAAAGAAGTAACTGATAAGGAACCAACAGATAAAAAAGAGTTAACTAAAAGTCAAACAAAAGATAACTTAGAGGTAACTACTAATAATAACTATAAAAATTATAAGAATTATAAGAATGAAGAAGGGAAAGAAAAGGGATCAGCTTCTTCTCAAGTCCTGTCCCTTACACAAGAAAAAATATTAAATTTATTAGGAGTTGTAAGTTATAAAACCTGGATAGCTAGTACAGAAATTGTAGAGGAGAAAGAAAAAATTATATTAATAACTAAAAATAACTTTACTAAAATCGCCATAGAAGAGAAGTTTAAAAAGAAGATAGAGATATTTTTAGGAAAAAAAGTTGAAGTTAGGTAGAAATATCAATAGAATCTTACATTTTAAATTAATGACTTAACATGGAATTTGTAAGAAGAGTTCCTTGTATTTAAAGAAATATTATATAAGACGTGGTTTAGGAATTAAAGAAATAGATTTTATTAGGAGGTAATTATGGACAAAGTATTATTTAAATCTATAGAGGAAAAGCTATATGACTATTTTTCTAAGGATAAGAAGATAAGTGGTATTAAGAATAAAATAAACTTATTACAAAATCAGAAAGAGTCTATAGAGTTTAAGCTTAAAAATACAGATATAAGCATTCCAGTAGAAAGTAGAAGTATGGTTTTTAAAGAAAAGGTTAGTTTTACTTCAGATGGTACAAGCTATATGGAAAGAACTATGATCAAAATAATAGATGGTTTATTAATAGAAAAAACTAGAAAGGAAGAAGAAATTATAAAACTAGAGGAGTTAATAAGGAATATAGAGGAAGATAACTCTATGTTAAAATCTAAAATTGAAACTATGGAGGAAGAGGATATAAGACTTTTAAAAATGAAGTATAAAGAAAGACTAAAAGACTGGCAAATAGGTGTGAAAATGAATGTACATCAAACTACCATAAGTAGACAAAGACAAAGATTGATAAAAGATATAGTTAGCTGGAATGAAGATATTATGTGCATTAAAGAAGCATTCAATTAGAATTAAAACTCTATAAAAGCTAGATATAATAGTATTATGCAAGAATATGCATCAATAAATTTATAGAGGAGAATGTATATGTTTAATAACAATTTATTACTTCAAAATGCTTATCAAGATGATACTTTAATTTGCAGTACTTCATTAGATAAGGCAAGAGTAGCAGCAAAATCTAGGGCATTAAAGGTATGTGTTGTAGGGGATAGTATTTCAGAAGGTGCAGATATAGCATTTCATGAAAATACTGCAATAGGAATGCTAGAGAAAGGCTTAAAGAATAGCTTAAGGTATGGTGTGGATTTTAAGAACTATGCTATAGGAGGAACTAGGTTGCAAGATTTAGTTAGTAACATAGTTCCTAATAGACCATGGGCATCAGGAAGACAATGGATAAAGTGTGTAACAGATTTTAATCCTGACTTATTAGTAATAGCTTTTGGAGTTAATGATGGAGCAACGTCTAATCAATTAGATTTTTATACTAATTTATTAAGGGTAAAATCAATGCTTCTAAATAATCTTCCCAATACTTCTGTAGTATTTATTAATAATACTCATACTTCTAATACTACAGGAAATAACCAAGACCTATTTACTTGGATAGCTAAGTGTCAGTATTATTTCTGTGCTCAAAACAATTATGCATGTATAAATGCTAATAGAATTTTTACTTTAGTAAGAGATGGGATTGATAAGTATAGCTATGTTGGTAGACAACAACCTATGTATGTATCAGATAATGCAAATACATGGAAAGATGCAAAAGGTATAGTAAGAGAGTTCACAGGATCATCTAACAAGATGTATTTTAATGGACCTGCTTTCTTAAGATTCCATGAGAATCCACAGAATATTAAATTTTCTACTGTTGTAAATTTAAATAACTATAATTCAGATACAACCTCATGTGTTTTTGTTGCTAGGGAAAGTGGACTTTTCTCTCATGTAATAGGAATAATATTCAATATGACTATTAATCCTAATAAAACAGTAACAATGTCTATATCCACAGGGAAAACTGATTTAGGCAAAAAAGTAACTATAACTCCTAATAAGATGTTTGAATTGGAAATAAAGTGTATTGATCAAGTGGCATCTATAATAGTGGACAAGAATATTGTTCTTGAAGTAACGTTACCAGAAGCAGTATATGAAGGTGGGTTCTATATGAATATAGATAAAGGTGGTACAGGATTAGTATTTGAATATCCAGGATTTCAATCTTCAAGGTTTAAAACCTCAGACAAATTAGTTAGTGAGGAGTTTCTTTTAGGTAAATCAGGAACTGATTTTGGTGGAAATAAAATAAATCACCTGCCAGACCATGCTTTTGATTTAATTTTTAGGAATGGAATAAGTAAAATAATTAATGCTATTTCTATATAAAAGAAGCCTTTATTAATGAAATTAAAGGTTATAGAAGAATAAAGATTTTTGAAAAGCCAAAGGACTATAGAAGATGAATAATTGATAGTCTTATAGGAGGGAGGAGTAAATCATAATAAATGAATTTAGAGATTATATAAAAACTTGTCCTTACCTAAATCTTTTTAATAATGCTATACAGATGAATGATAATATAGAGGGTTACTCTATAGAGGTTATGCCAATAGAGCCTATATTAAAAAGATATGTAAATAGTAATGATACAAAACAACATGCTTTTATATTTACATCTAAGGAAGGCCAGAGTGAAGATGTAATACAGAGAATATATAACTCAGGTTTTTATGAAAAATTTAGTAAATGGATAGAAGAAAATAATGATAAGGGAATATTCCCTAAGCTAGAAAATGGACTTGAACCATTAGAAGTTGAAGTAACCAGAACAGCTTATGCCTTATCAGTATCACAGGGAATGGCAAAATTTCAAATAAAATTAAGATTAAAATATTTAAAAAGAGAGAGGATTTGATTAAATGTCAATTAGAAAAAGAAAAATACAAGCTAACTATTTAAAGGTAAAGGAGAATTTTGAATTATTAGGAACTGGATTTACAGAACTTAATGAAACACCTACTGCAAAACCAACCAGTAAAAGATATATAAATCAATCTAGTTCTAGTCAAAGCATCACAGGTTATGAATGGAGCACAGCTTTTAATGCAGATCAAATATCTAGCGAAATTGCTATAGAACATATAAGAAATGTTGGAGAAATGCAAAAAACAGGTATAGATGCTGAAACAGAATATGTAATAGTAGATTTAGATAAGCCAGCAGAAACTGTAGGATTTAGAGCAAGAAAACTTAGGGTAGCTATAGCAGTTGAGTCTTTTGAAGCTACTGAGGGAGACTTAGGTATTACAGGAAGTTTATTAGGTCTTAGTGACCCAGTAGAAGGAACATTTGATACTACCAAAAAAACATTTACTGAGGGATTTACACCTAAAGCTTAGTTTTAGAAAGGGGAGAATATTATGATAATCAATGGAGTAGAATTACAAGATATAGATATACTTGATTTAGAAATAGCTGAAAAATATGAGAAGGCAATAGAAAGTATTGATGATATATCAACAAAGATAGAAGGTATGAAGGTATCTGAAAGTATAAAAGCACAGTGTAATGCTATTTTTGAAGTATTCAACACCATGTTTGGGAAAGGTACTGACAAAAAGGTATTTGGTGACAAAGTTAATTTATTAGTTTGTATAAAGGCATTTGAAGAACTTGTAGAAGAGATGAGTGCTAAAAATTCAGAGGTAGAAAAGCTAGCTAACAAATATTCTCCTAACAGGGCACAGAGAAGAAAGAAAAAGTAATGAATATACTTATTGATATTCTACCTACAATAGTAAATATAGAGGGCGAAAATTATGAAATTAATTCAGATTTTCGTACCTCTATTTTATTTGAACTTTTAATGCAAGAGAGAGAATTATCAGAAGAAGATAAAATTATAAAAGCATTAGAACTCTATTATCCCATAATGCCCAAAGATATTAATGAAGCAATAGATAAAATATTATGGTTTTATAGATGTGGCAGAGAGGAAATACAATCTAAAAGTAAAGGAAAAAGTAAGAGTATACAAATATATTCATATGAATTTGATGATGATTATATATATTCTGCATTTTTAGATCAGTATGGAGTTGATTTACAGGATATAGAGTATCTACATTGGTGGAAATTTAAAGCTATGTTTAAGAGTCTTAAAGAGAATAATGAGATAGTTAAGATAATGGGATATCGTAATATTGACTTAGGTAAAATCAAAGATAAGGAAGAAAAAGCTTATTATAAGAGAATGAAAGAGATTTATAAAATTCCTTCTATTATAAGTAAGGATGAAAAAGAAAAGCTTGATGAAATAGAAGAAATATTACTAAATGGCGGAGACATTAGTAAAGTGTTATAGTATATTGTGTATTAGTATTAATAGATTTTAAAGTAATATGGGAAGTTTTATGGATTTTTATTATAGTTAGCTAGTGGAAGAAAAGTATATTTAGATGTTCTAATAGTTATAAGTAGAAAAGACTAATAAATAAATTAAATTTATATAAGAGGAAAGAACAGAGATGAATTTAAAAAGCACTTACTAAATAGTAGGTGCTTTTATTTTTATCAAATGAGGTGATCAAAATTAAGGAAATAAGATGTCCCCAATGTAATCAGTTGCTTTTAAAAGTCGGTTATATCAAAGGGGAGATAAAATGCATTAGATGCAAGAAAATAGTTAAGTTAAATATTGAACAAAGAGCAGAGCCAAGCCACACCAAAGAGTAGTGAGCGTGTCGTCTTTTTATTTTATAAAAGGCAGGTGAGAAAATGGCAGATGGAATAATTTTCATAGATGTAAAGATAGAAAGTAAAGGTGCTGAAAAAGCTGAAAAAGAAGTAACGTCACTTAGTAATAAATTAGGTGACTTAGCTAAGTCTGGATTAAAAGTTTTTACAGATTCTATATCAGCTACTGGAGGAGCACTAAAAAAGTTAGGGGAAATGGGACTTAAGTATAATAGTGATATGGAGGAATCTATGACCACTCTGCAAGATAGCTTTAATGGGCTTATAGGCGAAGTGTTTACGCCTTTAGCTGATACATTAAACAATACCTTATTACCTACAGCTTTAGCCTATATTGATACCTTGAGCAAAGAATTTAAAGAAAATGGTATTACAGGACTTGTAGGGGCAATTGGAGAAATAGGAGCAGAGATGATTACAACTATATCTAATGGTTTGCCTAAGGTTATAGAATTAGCAATAGAAATTATTCAATCTTTTATATCAGGTATACAAAATAGCTTACCTCAAATAATATCAGCAGCAATGGAGATTATAGGGAGTTTAATAGCTGGAATAATGGAGATATTGCCACAATTATTAGAGCTAGGAATTCAGGTAATTATTCAGTTTGCAATGGGTATAAGTGAACAGTTACCTACATTAATACCTTTAGCATTAGAGTGTATAATGCAACTGGTTATGACTCTATTAGAGAATATGCCTCTAATTATTGAAGCAGGGTTGAATCTATTATTAAGTTTAGCCCAAGGAATATTAGATGCACTTCCACTTTTAATAGAAATGCTTCCAACAATAATAGAAGCAATGCTTGAGTATTTTAATAGTTCCCTACCAACTATTTTGTTAAAGGGCCAAGAAATATTATTAAGTATAATTGATGGAATATTAAGCATTCTACCAGATTTAATTGAAATGTTACCAACAATAATAGAAACAATACTAGAATTTTTCGTGGAAAACATGCCTCAAATGGTTGAGACTGGTATCGATGTTTTATTAGCATTAATTGATGGAATACTTGATGCAATACCTCAGCTAATTGCAATGCTCCCAACAATAATAAATACTATTATGAATACTATTACATCAAATTTACCACAAATAATTGATGCAGGGATTAAAATAACAATTGCAATAATGAAAGGATTAATAGAAGCAATACCTAGATTAATAGTAGGAGTTTTAGATATTATAGCAGCAGTTTCTAAGGCCTTCGATGATGTAGATTGGGGTGGTATAGGGCTTAATATTATTGTAGGAATAGGTAAAGGGATTATTTCAGGTGTTAAAGGTCTTGTTGGAACTGCAATAAAAGCTTGTAAGGAATTAGCGGATAATATTTTAGATTTCTTTGGTATTCACTCCCCTTCTAGGTTAATGAGAGATATGGTAGGAAAAAATCTTGCACTTGGTATAGGGGTTGGATTTGAAGATGAAAGTCAATCTATGGAGAAATCTATGGAGAGAGATTTAAGTGGTTTAGCTGCTAAAATGCAAATGGCAGTAGATCATAATGTAGCTAGTACAACTTCTGGAATTGTTTCTGGTAAAAGCATAGAAACAGAAATGGCTACTATAACAAATAATAATGATAATGGGTTAAATGTTAATATAGAAAGTTTTGTTAATAACAGAAAGCAAGATATAAAAGAGTTTGCAGAAGAACTAGAATTTTATAGACATAAATTGTCAGTAGCAAGAGGAGGTATATAATGGATAATGGATTTGTATGGAAAGGAATTCATTCCAGTGATAAAAATTTAAAGATTGTATCACTTCCAGCAATATCAACTCCAGAAGTAAGGGAGAATAAAATAATTGTTCCAGGAAGAGATGGCTATCTTACTAATACTGATAATAATTATGAGGGAGAATTAAAATCAGTTGAGTATGATTATTTTGATAATGAGTTTGATAATATTAAAAGTTGGTTAAGTGGTAATAGTAAAGTTATATTTTCCAATGAACCAGATAGATATTATAAAGCAAGAGTAATTAATAAAATAACCTTAGAGCAAGTATTGAAAAAATTTCATGGTGGAATAGTTCAATTTGATTGTCAACCTTTTGGTTATTTAAATGAAGGAAATAATATTATAACTATAGATAAAGCTACTTCTATATATAATATAGGTAACTATAAGAGCGAACCTTATATTAGGGTATATGGAACTGGGGATATAACTTTAAGAATAAATGATAATCCTATAGATCTAAAAGGGGTAGAAGAATATATAGAATTAGATACAGAACTTATGGAATGTTTTAAGGGAACTCAATCATTTAATAATAAAATGGTTGGAGAATTCCCTTATTTTATTCCAGTAGAAAATAAAATAACTTGGAATGGAAATATATCTAAGATAGAAATTAAGGGAAGGTGGAGAAGCTTATGATTAGAATTTATGATAGTAAAGAGAATAATTTTAATCATAATGGTTTAGGATTACTAAAAGATACTTTAATATGTGAAGTATATGAGGAGTTAAATTCTTTATATGAGATGTATTTGGAATACCCTATTTATGGAATGAAGGCTTCCTTAATTAAAGAGGAAAATATAATAAAAGCTTCCACGCCTCAAGGAAATCAATTGTTTAGAATATATAAAGTAGTTAAGGATTTAAATGTGCTTAAAGCTTATGCTAGGCACATTTTTTATGATTTAGCTGACAACTTTATAGAAGATACTTTTATACAAGGTCAAAATGGAGCTGGAGCATTGGATCAAATTCTTTCTAAGACTCAATATCTTCATAGTTTTAGAGGGATGTCTAGTATAAGCAAAATTAACAATTCCTATTTTGAGAGAAAAAATATTGTAGAAGCTTTACTGGATATAGGAGAAGAGAATTGTTACTTAAATAAATGGGGTGGAGAAGTAGTTCGAGATAATTTTGATATAAAGTTCTATACTCAAAGAGGAGATGATAGAGGAGTAACTATAGGTTATGGTAAGAATCTTTTAGGAATAGAGGAAGAGCTAGATATATCTACAGTAGCTACGAGAATAATACCTCAAGGCGCTGAGGGTCTCCTCCTTCCAGAAAAATATGTAGATTCACCTTATATAAATAATTATATTCATCCTAAGATACGTAAGGTGGAATTTAATAATATAAAAGCACAAAAAGAAGGAAAAGAACAACAAGACAAGGAAGCGCTGCCCTTAGAAGAAGCTTATAATGCATTACGAAGGGGAACAAAACTACTTTATGATTTAGATAAAATAGATATTCCAAAAGTTAATTATAAGATAGACTTTTTAGAACTTTCAAAAACAGAAGAATATAAGGATTATAAGATATTAGAAAGAGTATTACTTGGAGATACAGTAACTATAAAACATAGCAAAATGGATATAGATATTAAAGCTAAGGTTATTAAATATAAGTGGAATAGTATTTTAAATAAATATGAAGAGTTAGAGTTAGGTAATTTTAAAAATAGTTTTGTGGATGTAGTTTCTAAGATAGAAAGTAAAATTAAAAGCGAATTAGAAGCGTTAGAAACTTCTGTACTTGATAAGGCAAAGGATAAAGCCACAGAATTAATAAATAGTGGATTAGGTGGATATGTATTAAAAAACAGAGATGAAATTTTAATAATGGATACAGATAATATAAATACAGCAACTAAGGTTTGGAGATGGAATAAGAATGGCCTAGGATATAGTTCCACAGGATACAATGGAAAGTTTGGCTTAGCTATGACATCAGATGGGTCAATAGTAGCTGATTTTATAACTGTAGGAGTGTTAAATGGATTATTACTAAAGGCTGGTAGTGTTAAATCTAATGCAATAAGTCAAGACTATACAAAAACTATTGAGGATAAAATTACTGGGATAAAGGATACATTAACACAAGAATTTAAGGTTTCTAATGGAGAACTATTATCTTCTATAAACAGTAATAAAAAAGATATAGAAGGTAAAGTAAGTAGTCTTAATTCTCAAGTGCAACAAACAGCTAGTGGAATCCTTTCTGTTGTTCAATATAATAAAGAGGATTCAGATGGGAAAATAAGCACTTTATCTACTCAAATAAAACAAACTCAAAATAGTATATCTAGTAAGGTTGATGAAGGCAAACTTGGCTCTTTAATAGAACAAAAATCAAATAATGTTAGAATCGCTTTTAACAATATATCACAATCAATTTCTATGGAGCCAGAAGGGATAGTTGTTTCTCATAGTGGAACGGGAAACTACACTAAGCTTAATTCAGAAGGAGTAATTAGATATACAAATTATAATAAAGCAACCTACCATTATTTAAGTTGGCAATCAGAAGGTATGACAGGAGGGAAGTTTCCAGATGTTTATTTTACACTTCCAGATGAATTTAAAGGTAAGGACTTTAAGGTGAGTGTAATGCCTAAGGCCACAGGGGGAGGGTTATGGGAAGAAAGTATGGCAAGAATAAATTTAGACTATTCTAGGGACATAGATAATGGAAAAGTTAGAGTAACAGGAAATTGGGTTTCTTATGTTAGGACAGATAAAGCTTATTTAACCGACAAGGAATTAAAATTTAACATAATAGTTATAGCTTAATAGGAGGTATTAAATGGATAAATTTGATCATAATGAAAGTGATTTTTTAACATTATATTATAGTAAGGCAACTGGGAAGGTGGCTTTATATTGCTCTACAAGACAAAATATGAGTTATTTTGGAGAATTAAAGGATGATTACTCTAAAATATATGATTATATACATGTGAGCTATGATAAAGATATTATAAATAATTTTAAGGATTATAGAGTTATAGATGGAAAGTTAAGATCTGAAAAGGATAGAATAGTTAAGTTAGAGGAAGAAAATAAGGATATAAAGGAAACTATAAAAAGTCTTACCCAGGTAATACTGGAACAAGGAGGGATTTAAGTGGAGAATTATAAAGTTAAAGAAATAATCGTAGATATGGATAAGAAAAGCTATAATCAACTTTCTTTGAAGCAAGGAGAGGTTAATGGGAATAAAATAAAAGCTAAATTAATATTTAATTGCTTAGACTTTATCCCAAAGGATATAGCAGAATGTAAAGTTTTTTACAAGAAACCAGATGGAAAAAGAGTTATTCAAGATGATATAAGTTATAACAGTAATACCAGTATATTAGAATTTTTTATACCTAATCAAGCTATCGCTATTGATGGACAAGGGGAAATGGAAATAGTTTTATATAGTAAAGATAATAAGACTATAAGTGGCTTAGTCCCTTTAAGAATAGAAAGAAGTTTATCGGGAGAAATAGAAGAAAGTAGAGATGATTGGGGGAAGTTAGATAAAGCTTTCCAGTTAGCTAAAAATTCAGATGAATATAACCAAGCTGAAAGTCAAAGAAAAGCAAATGAAATTTTAAGAGTATCTAATGAAAATACTAGGATAGCTAATGAGAATAAAAGACTGGGAGATGAATCTACTAGGATAAAAAATGAGGATGTTAGACTATCAAATGAGAAAATTAGGCAAGATTTATACGATAAGTTAAGACAAAGTAAAGATAATTATGACAAGGCTGTACTAGACGGTAGTAATAGTAATCTAGAGATAATAGAGGCTAGAAAGGACAAGCTAGGTAAAATTTATAATACTATAGGAGATAGACTAGATAATATAGATAATACATCTTTAACGAAATTTAAAACTGATGCTACATTAACAAAGTTAGAAAATGTACAAGATGGGTATTTAACAGATTTAGTTATGAAGGGGAGAACTTTAGTTAATTTAATAAAATTTAGTGATTGGATAAAAGATGGGGTAGATTTTAGATATAGAATAATAGTTAATAATTTGAAAGTTAATACTAACTATACTTTTTATACTCCATTACCTACAAATATTGTTTCTGGAATTTATAAAAATGGTGGAGTACAAGAAATTGTAGGATATAGTGAGATTCCAATTAAAGTTTTTAATACAGGTACAGAAACATCTTTGGCCTTATACTTAAAATCAAAGGATAATTCAGCATTTGGTAATATAAGCTCTATATATCCTGTATTATTAGAAGGTAGTTATACTACTATTCCAAGTTATTTTGAGGGAATTAAGTCTGTTGGAGAAGTAAATTATATAGAAGGAAAGTACATTGGTAAAAATTTAATAGAAAAAGTAGAATCAGGTAGTATTGATAAAAATACAGGTTCTTATATTAATGAGAATGGATGGTATAGAAGTAATAGAGTTAAGATAGAGCCTAATAAAAATTATACTGTAAGTTTAGATAAAGATGTTTGGGGATATGTATATTATTATAAAGATGGTGCTTATATTTCTTATAATAGAACTGACTTTAAGAAAGAATGTATTATTAAAACTTCATCTAGTAATGAATGTATAATAGTAGCTAACACGAATATAATTCAACTGGAAGTTGGATCAAGTGCTACAGGTTATGAGCCTTACTATGAAGGAAGTAAAATTGATATTTTAAGTACTGGTAAGAATATTTTTAAGAGTGATAAAGGCGATTCGAGTGGTTCAGATCGTATATTTGTAACAAATTTAAATAAGGATTTACCTACTCAAGTATATTGTATAAACAATACTAACAAATATATACTCTATACAATTGCAGATAAACAAACAGACGTTTATATAAGACAGATAACAGTGCCGCCAAATTCAAATTCATTATTAATAAACTTGTCAAGCAATGAATATGTAAGATATGCAGTAGGTATGTTTTCAAATGGTTGGACTGGAAATGACCTAGAATATCTTAAAAATAATATTATGGTAACTGGTGTTTTAGATACTAAGCAAGAAACATATAAGTCTAATAAAACAAAAATTATATTAAAAGAACCTTTAAGAGAATGGGATATAATTAAAAATGATGGGGGTATAGAAAGAAATTCTAAGAAAGTTATTTTAAGTGGAATAGAATCTTGGACTACTGTTCCAGATGCACCTAATCAAGATAATACTATGATGTTTGGATTAATTCCAAGCGATATAAAACCTAGTGCTGGGCTAAATATATTATCTGACAAGTTTACCACATATCCACTTTGGTTCAATGATGTAGAGGGCATATGTTGTCCTTCAACTAGTAGGGGATTATGGATAAGAGTTTCGAAAAGTAAAGTTAAAAACTTAGATGAATTTAAACAATTTCTAGCGAAAGAAAAACCAATAGTAGTATATCCATTAGAAAATAAGGTATTAGAAGTTAATGATAAAATTCTAAATAGGTGGGATGTTATTAGAGAAAATGGATTTATAGAGAAATATAGTAGAGGTAAAGTACTAGATGGTACAGAAAATTGGTCCATAGCTAACCCTCCGAATTCAGAAAATATTGTTAATACAAATTTATTTGCAGTAGTTGGTTTTGCTGATAATCAAGTATCAGAGAAGGATACAGTTATTTGCGATAAGTTTTTTAATACTCCTGTTTACAGAACTGATGAAGAAGGAATATATATAAGTACTGGAGGCGTTTTATACCTTAGAATTTACAAAACAAAAGCTAAAGATCTGACAGAGTTAAAGACATATCTGGCTAAAGAAAGAATAGACATAATTTATAAAATCCAAACTCCAGTTATAGAACGGGTGGTAGATAACTATTTAAAAATAAGAACCTTTAAAGATGGATATATACAACAAAATCCCCTTATACCAGCTATCATAGAAGGAAAATATCCTATAAGCTTAGGTGGTTCTATAAGAAGTAATACTAATGCTATAGAACAGATGGAAAAAGAATTAGATGGAGCATGGAAAACCCTCTTAAACTTAGTAGATAAGGAATTAAAGATGTTGACCATAGAGCCTTTAACTGGAACAGATTCAGTAAGTAAAAAAGTTAATGAAATTTTAAGTGTGTGGAGGTAAATCGTATGAAATATACAGATAAGGTATTGGAAGAGTGTCCATTTTTAAAGGAAATTATAGAAAATAAGATTCAACAAGAAGTAGACAATGTTAAAATAGAGAAAGATAGGGAAATAGAAGAACTTAAAGAAAATATGAAAAATATTACAGCAGTATTGCTTATAGGAGGAGATCATAATGTATAAAATACTTATAGAGTTATGGATGGAAAGAAGAATTAAGGAAGATGAATTAGATAAAGCAATAAAATTTAAGTGGATAACAGAAGAACAGAAAAAAGAAATCATGGGGATGTAA